CATTAATTCTGTCCCTTATTAAAGGGTGACTAGACTTACATTTAACATTAAGCCCAGCATTTTGCAATATAGTTAAGTCGGTTCTTCCACCTGCTGAAGTTTTACGTTGTCTACTAGCTGGATCAGGATATACAACTATATTTTGTTTAGGGTATCTACTAAATAATTCTTCAATAAATTCATCAGTATTAGAACTATAAATAACAATCTCATCAAATACTTCAATAACATTATTCTTAATGTGAAATAAACAAGCACTCATTGGATCTATGTTAAAGTCCATACCCAAGTGTATTACTGCTTTAGGGTCATACTTACATTCTTTAATATTTTGCTCTCTATCAAAGTTATAATAAACAACTCCTGCATACGTTTCAAATGATGCTAAATATTCTTGTCTAAATGTTCTCTCATCTAAATCTTTTTTAGCTTGGTCTATTTCTGCTTGTTCTACCTGCCCACCATCTAATGTTGTGTACTTAAAAGACTTCCATTCTTTGTCATCTCCTAGTCCTCTTTGAAATATATTATATGACCAACTACCAAACCCTCTAGGTGTTCCCGTAAATAAGACGTGACCATTAACGTGCTTATCAGATATAGTTGGTCTTAACACTTCAGTCCACGCTTCTTCTGGAATATCGGCGAACTCGTCCATTACTAAAAAGTTTAATCCTACACCTCTTAAATTATCTGGAGATTTATCAGCACCTTTTAAACTTATTTGACAACCATTCTTTAGAATTAATGTTAAATCAGATTCGTTAATGTACTTTACCCATCTAGCGTCTGTTGCCTTTTTCTTTAAAGGTTTCCACATTATCTCCTTAGACATTCTATAAGTTGGGCTTACATAGAATATCTTTCCATTCTTATTTCGTGATGCGAACCTTAATAATTCTACAAGTGCTAAGTGTGTTTTGCCAAACCTTCTTCCAGTTATAAGAACTCTAAATCTATTTGGACAAGTATAGACAGCTTTTTGTGGTTCACTTAAAGGCATTAGTTAGTTGATCTTAGGTGCTTTTCTAAATCTTCTTCTAACTTTTTAATTATTAAATTTAATCTTTGTATTTCTTCTTGGCTAATATCAGCTTGTTTCATTAGATCATAAATCCTAACTTCTAAATCGTGGCTTCCTCGCATTTTCTTATCTAGCATTTTTGGTTTCTTTCGCCCACACATACATTCTTTCACTTCTTTTTATTTTGGTAAATTCTTAAATATCTTCTTCCTAACGCTACTGCTTCTGATTTGCTTTTGCCACGATAGCCCCACACTTCAAGTGCTAATTTTAATCTAGTTTTTCTACCCTTAGTGTCAAACAATCTACCTCTACCACTTCCCATTCTAACTAAGAAGGAACCTTTGCGTCTATATTCACTTAAACTATTTGGTCTTGATTTAACTGGTGGTCTTAAATTGCTACCTGTTGCCCTATTAATTCTTGCTCTACCATAAGCAGATAATCCACCTTTTGGATTTTTAAATCTTTTAGTTATTCTTATCATATTTTTTCATACTGAAGCTAACTGGTGCTTGTTTCTTAACTTTTAAATTATGCCTTTTCATTAGCAACTTAATAATGCAATCATTACACGATTTAATACGTTGTTCTAGCTTATTAGTAATTGGTGTTAAACAAAAGATACATTTCATAGTATATCATCAATAGGTAGTGGACTAAAATCTTCTCCTATGTTCTGGTCATTTTGACCTAACATTTGCTTACCTAGCCATATAAGCATAGTTGTATTACCAGTCATAGCTACATCAAATTGCTTCTTCCTTAATCTAATTTTTCCGTCTGACTTCCCTTTTGCTATTTCTGCCGAATAATTATTTGAAAGAGTATCAGGATCACACTTAAAGAAATGTGCCATCTCTTGAATTGTACAATGATAACTTGCTAATGTTATAACCTGCTCTCTATCTAGAACGATAGTTGGTCTGCCTACTTTTCTTTTTTCTTTGTCCATAATTAACCGATAATGTAATCGTAATTATGGGTATTATTACTTTTTGAGAGATTTGTAAAGGAAGTCTAATAATTCTTGATTTTGATATAGTACGTGGCACATTCCATTTGCGATTGAATTACATACAACTTCTTCAGCTTTTAAAGGTAAATCTAGTTTGTATTCATCGTGGATCATATGGCAAAGTTCGTGCAGTAATGTGTTTGTCATTTGGATATTATCTAATGATTTATCTATTGTAAGTGTATTGTTATCACAGTCAAATTCTCCAAATATCTTTCTCTTGGAAGCTGTTTCGTGTTCAATGTAATCTAACTTAACAAGCCTGCTTCCAAAGACTATCTTGTCAGGTAATTTCATTTACTTTTTAATTTCTTTGCTATGTAAAGGTTTTTAACGAAACTAGATTTCTTGCCAAACTTTTGACCTGCTGAACGTCTTGCTGTTTTATATGCTTTGGATTTAGTATTAAAAGGTTTTGGTTTTCCTAATCCTTTTGGTCTATTTCTTTCCCAGATTGGCTTCTTCATTTTTTTCTTTTCGGTGCTTTCTTAGGTTTATAAACTCTATAAGTTCCTTTTCCTTTTTGTGGGGTAATGAGTACACTTACTGATGTTGATGTAGTTTCTCCTGCCATTATTTTTTCTTACCCTTTTTATTAACAGTTTTCTTAGAACCTTTTTTCATCATGTAATTTTTTGGCATTATATTTTATCCTTTATTATGTTTATCATTCTTACTATCTCTATTCGGTATGTTTGTGAAGTAGAATAGTTTTCTAATGTTTCAGCTAATTTAACTGGATCTTTAGTCCTTTTTCTAAGATTTCTAAATTCAGAATAATGATGATTGTTATTTAATATTTTAATGTAATCTTTAGTTGATGCACATTTTGAATAATATGTTTTTATTCTCCAATTAATAGAAGCGTCTTGTTTAAGTGGTAGGATTCCATTTTTAGACCAAACTCTGACTCCAAACAAAGCGTTACCTTCCTTAGCAAATCTGCTTGTTCCATAATCAGATTCTACAATGGCTTGTGCTATAATTAGTAATGTTGGTATTTGTTCCTCTTTTGCCAAATCAAGATTAATGAAAGCTATACATTTTTTCATTGAGTCTATAAATTTGTTGCTGGAACTTGTGTCTATCTTGGGTTCGTAGAATGAACCGATTGCTTTGATATGTTTTATTGTTTCTTGCCTGATTTTTTCTTTGACGAGTTGATTAGGAAAAAATGTTCCTATAAAAAATACAAGAAATAGGAATACAACTATTATTGTATAGTCATAAAGTTTCCCACTTAATAATTGAATGTTCATTATTTTTAAGGTTGTGATAACCTTCCAGCTTTACAGCTTATCTAATTGGATTATTCTTCGTCAGAATCTTCTAGATCTTCGTCTAAATCTTCATCTAGATCTTCGTCAGTATCATCATAAGTTTCATCTGCTTCCATTTCTTCAAGATGATCTTCTAACATATCTCTTAGAGAGTCTAGTTCTGTATTGATTTTGTCTTGTGCCTTTTCAAGTTTAGCTATTATTTTTTCTATTTTCATAACTTCTCCTGCTGGTTAATTTTGCACCAATAAATTACTAAAACATTTAATGCAATATATTTTATTTAAAGTGATTTGTTTTATATTAAAAGCCCTAATAACCTATTGATTTTAAAGAATTTTTTTAATTCTGCTATCTCTAAGTCTAACTTCTGGGAACTTACTCTTTTTGCTTGTGTTCCTTTTACAAAAATGTGGAAAGGTATTTAATAACCATTGAACAGCTTTTTCTTCGTATTCTACTGTGCGATAAGTTTGTATTCCACCATCTTCAGAATAATATTTTGTGTTCGGCGCTACATAATTAAATCTACCAACACCACCATCAGCTATATAATATCTTATGCTTCTTTCATAATCTTCTTTGCCATATTCTGGGTTTGTAGATACGTATGCTTTTTTTTGATATGTGTTCTTCCAACCATAAAAACAAGCGACGATATATTTTAAATTAAAACTTACTGTATTTTTAAGGAAATAAGGATTTAATACTGGATTAACTCCCCACATATCAATTTTTTTAGACAAACAAATTTCAAAGGCGTTGTTAATAAATTCATTTAACTTTAATAATGTAGTTGTTTTTTTATCATCAACTTTCATTTCAATATTTTTAATATCGTCATCTATTCCTAAGATTAATTGATTTTCTTTATAATAATTTACAATAAAATTTCTTTGAGTATTAACGTGTTTTTGATTCGTGACTATAAACTTAATTGGGTAATCTGCTAAAGATTTTTTATATTCTGGTAGTTCTTCTCCGTCAGATAAAAATAAATCTACTTTACTAAAATCTATATCTGTCTTACCTAAATAATTAATTGTCTTTTCTTTTATTGTGGTTGCTCTTTTAATGCTTGGTATAGCTATTCTATAATCCATTTATTGAATCACCAGCTTTCCTATTTTTAGCAATTTCAAGTTCTTCTTTAGCTGAACCACAATGAACCATATTTTTTCTGTAATAACAAACTACTGATATTCTTTCAAAAGGTTTATCGTGTATAAATTCAGTATTTCCGTGAAGTTCGTGTACGTCAAATAAAGCTAAGTCACAGTTTTGAACATTAACTGCTACCCCATATTTTGGTAGAACTGTATATCCACCTTTATATGTTCCAGTAGATAATACTCCTAAGTTTCCGAACCCTTCTAATAAATCTCCTGCGTCATAATGACAAGCTGTTCTAAAATTTCTATTTACTGTTACTGTTGAAAATACTGTATTAGGCATTCTAAAATCTTCGTTAGTTAATTCCCATTGTTTTCTTTGGTTCTCCCATCTTTCTGGCAACGCCTTTTTAAATAGTTCTGAAATTAATTGAATATAAGGTAATGAACTTTTATAAGTATCAAAATTTTTATAAGTAAATTCTGTTGTTCTACAATATGGGATTCTTGGGTATCTATCAGCATAACCTATAACGCTTGATTCTACTGCTTTAGCTTTTGGACTGTTAGATAATGTTCCATCTTTTTTTAAAGGTATAAATCTATTGCCAGTTATTTTGCCAACTGTCATTCCGTCAAATTTATCTCCTACTTTTAAATCTTTAGGGAGTTCGCCAGAAGCCATACCTCTGTTATTAGATTTAGATATTGCTTTGCGTAAAGAATAATATGCTTCTTTAGCTATGTTCGCAGGAATACAGTTCTTTAAAAATACTGCTAAAGGGTTTCCATCTGGTTTTAAAATTATAGTATTATCTTCCGCAACTACTTTGATGTAGCTTTCATCAAGATATTTGCCTTCTAAATCTTTGATTTGCTGATCGTTAAGAATTGGTTTTGCTATTATTGTATTCATTTTCAACTGCTTTAAAAACTGTGTCTGTGAGGTTATCAATCTTATAAACACTTTTCAAGTAATCTATCATCTCTTTTAATTTTGGTTCGCTAGTGCTATCTAGAAATAATTGAACCATTCTTACTTGTGAGTTTGGTGCTTTAATTTCTCCCATATCAACATTCTGGAAGTTATTATTAGCTGGTTCAAATACTGGAACTACATCTTTAAATAGATCGTCAATTTCTTTTTGGTCAAAACCTAAGATAGTCTTATCAAAGTTTAGGGTTTCTAATTCTTTAATTTCTAGATCTAGTAATTCATTATCCCACAATGAATCTTCATTAAGTCTATTGTCAGCAATCCTATACGCTTTAGATTGTGCTTCTGTTAAATCTGCAACTAATACTGGTACTTTTTCTAATCCTAATTTTTTAGAC